CGCAGGGGAGGGGGAGTCGAGCCAGCGGGTCGGCATGCCAAGGCGCGCCTCCATTCTTCTCGCTGCTCGTGGTCCGAAGATGTAGTCATTCACGACCTGCGACAGGTAGCTTGCTTGTGAAGGCGTCAAGCGTCGATCTGCCACGACCTTGGCGTGGCCGCCGTGGGCTGCCAGCCACTCGCGCAAACGTGCGCGTCGAGCATCCTGCTCGGCATCTGTCAAATCCATTCCGCCAACGTTAGCCGGCGCTAAACAAGTGGTCACTTGCGCGTCAGGTGAGTAAACGCTAAAGTCCGAGCCCATGGACATCTCAACTTGGCTGGATGGCGACCGCGGCCGCCTCACAGCGATGGCCGAGCACTTCGGCCTGACTCAATCGGCGGTTTCTCAGTGGCGGGCGAATGGAGTGCCCACATCGCGCATGAAAGCCGTGCGCGACTTCACCGGAGGCGCGGTGACGCTCGATGAGATGCTCCCCGACCCCTCCTGGCCGCACCCGGACGGCAGGCCGTGCCTGGACGTGGCGGCGCCGAAGGAGGTGAGAGATGCGGCCTGAGGCGCGCAGCCGCCTGCCGGAGCACACCCGCAGCCGCCTGGGGCGGCAGCCGCAGTCGCCGGACGTGATCTGGCCCACGTTCGCCGCGCACGAGGCCTCGTCCGCGCGGCCTGGTCTCAGTGCAGCGTCACCGGCGGCAACGACGCCAGTGCAGGCCCTTGATGCCTTTGGCCTGTCACAGGCTCGACCCACAGCGTCAGGTGCACGTCGCTGGGCGACGCGCTTCTCCACTTTCGTTGCACGATGCGCCAGATGGATCCGGGCGCTGGCTCGATGAGGTCGCCAAGCTCTACCGGTTGCGGCCAGCCCTTCAACAGCGGCGGCAGAGCGAAGTCGCGCGGCCACAGAGCCGCGTCTTCCGGGTCCATCGGGATGTACTGGACGTGCAGGCGCAGCGCCTGGTCTTTCATGGCGGTCTCCGTGTGGATGGCGGGTAGGGGTATCCGCATTCTGCACGGGGGCCTGCCGCCTCGACATCACCGCCTCGCCCTCGCGCGCAGCGCCGCCACCGCCGCCTCCAGCTCGTCGGCCACGGCCTCGCAGCACCGCGCCAGGCACTCCTGCGACGCGCGCCACGCCAGATCCAGCTCGCGCCCCTCACCGGTTGTCTCCCTCGGCCGCCGCAAGGCGGGTTTCACCCACGGCGGCGCCCTGCGCCCCGTGGGCTCTTTCTTCTGACCGTCCTCGTCCATGGCACAGACTCCACGTCGCGATCCCCGCAGGGATCCCCGCAGGGAAAAGGCCCTCTCCAGCCTGCCGCCGCTGCGCGTGGACGAGCCCCTCGAGCAGGCCCTGCACCGCCTGGCAGCCGCCGACGAGCGCAGCCTGTCGGACTACATCAAGCGCGTCCTGCGCCGCCACGCCTTCGGCCACGCCGACAGTGTGTTCCAGGACTCCGCCTTCGACCCGGACAGCCGTGCATAGCTTTGCGATGCAGGTCGACGCCTCCCGGCCGGATACCTGACCGATGACCCCAGTCGATTACGCGCTGGCCTATGCCGCCATCGGCTGGCATGTCTTCCCGCTGCTGCCGGGCGTGAAGCGGCCGCACGGGGCGCTCGCGCCGCGCGGGCACTTGAACGCGACCACAGACGAAGCAACGCTGCGCGACTGGTGGGCGCGCTGCCCAGACGCCGGGATCGGCGTGGCCATGCAGCCAAGCCGCCTGGTCGCCATCGACATCGACCCGCGCAACGGNNGCCTGGAGGCCGAGCACGGACGCCTCGAAGCCGATGTCCTGGCCTACACCGGAGGCGGCGGCCTGCACCTGGTCTTCACGGCGCCCACCGACATCGGACGGCTGCCCGGCAAGCTGGCCAAGGGCATCGACCTGAAGGCCGACGGGTACATCGCCGTGGAGCCGACCTTCGCGCCGCAGGCCGACCCGCCTCACACCAAGCCCTACAGCTGGGAGGCATCGAGCAACCCACTCGATGGTGCAGTGCCGTCTCCGCTGCCAGGGTGGATCGCCGACCTGGCGCGCACACCGGCCGTGTCGACACCAGTGGCGATGGTGCCGTCGGCGGCCCGCTCACTGGCGGATCACGAACTGGCCGACATCCGTGCTGCCCTGGCCTCGATCCCTGCGGACGAGCGCCAGACCTGGGTGACCGTCGGCATGGCGCTGCACCGCGACGTCGGCGGCGCGCTCGGCTTCGAGCTTTGGACCGCCTGGTCACAGACCTGCCCTCAGAAGTTCGACCCCCAGGATCAGCTGCGCGTCTGGCGCAGCTTCACCCGCAAGCCCATGGGCGAGGCCGTGCAGCTCGGCACGCTGTTCGACTTGGCATACAAGCATGGGTTCAGCAAGCCCAAGCCAGCGTTGACGCTGGTCTCCCCGCCGGCGGCAGAAGCGGGCGCGCCAGATCCGCGCACCTTGAACACCGTGCCCGAGGTGGTGCAGGGGCCCAGCGTGCAGCTGCTGGCCATGCCGGTGCAGGGTCTCAACGACCTGGCGCGGTGGATCTTCGACAGCGCGCCGAGCGCCCACGCGCTGCTGGCCCAGGCAACGGCGCTGGCGCTGGCCTCCACCTGCGCCGGGCGGCGCTACGTCAGCGAGTTCGGCGACCCGGCCAGCGTGTTCTTCGGACTGTTGACGCCCACCACCAGCCAGGCCAGGCCCATGCTGACGGCCGCGGAGAGCGCGCTGATCGACATCGACCTGCGCCGCCTGGTGCGCAGCCAGCGCATGAGCAGCGCGCAGCAGATCTACGCCAGTTTCGTGCGCAGCTCCAGCGTGCTGTACGCGGCCGACGACTGGGGCGAGCAGATGGCGCACGCCAAGCGCCAGCCGTCAGGCCTGCTTTCCATCTCCCACGGCGTGCTGGCCGGGCGCGTGCACGCCGGCAAGGACATCGCCCTTGACAACTGGGCAGAGATCGGACTGAAGAAGCCCGAGGGGCAGTCCAGCCACATGCCCACGCTGTACCGGCCGGCGCTGACCCTGCTGGCCGCCATCTCCGAGCCGCAGCTGCGCTCGGTGTTCAAGCGCCAGGAGTTCGGCCGCGGCGCGCTGGACTGCATGCTGTTCGTGCCCGCGCTCGAGCTGGGCGACTGGAGCGACCGCACCGTGGCCGCCCCGGCTACGCTTCCGGCCGCAGTGGCCGCCAGGCTGCGCGAGCTGCGCGGCCTGGCCGGCGGCGGCGTGGAGACGGCCGAGCCCGAGGTCGACTCGGTGCTGATCAGGCCCACGCCACAGGTGGTGCGCTTTGCCTGCGACCTGAACGGCGCCGAGCAGCGCTGGATCGAGCACGGCCGGCAGCTGCCCAAGCACCTGCGCCCACTGAGCTGGGGCGCGCGCGCCACCGTCCGCCGCCTGTGCGTGGCCATGGCCGCGTTCTGCGACCCGGTGGCGCCGCTGGTCCGTCCCGAGATGCTGGCCTGGTGCGAGCGCCTGGTGCGCCAGTGCCTGGACATGACGATGGCCGAGTTCACGCTGCTTGGTGACGACGACGACGCGCGCCCAGATGCGGCCAGCAAGCTCGTCGAAGCGCTGACACGCGCAGGGCCCGAGGGCCTGGCCAAGGCCGATCTGCACAAGTACTGCTGGGCCTACAAGAAGCTGAACACGGAAGACCGCCTCGAGGTGTTGGGTCGCCTGCTGTCCGACGAGGAGATCACCGACATCAACACGCCGCGCGGCACACGCTACTACGCCCGTCAGTTCGTCATCGAGAAGCCGGTCAAGGGAGGGGCCGTCACGAAATAGGTGGAGAGGAAAGAGGGGGAGAGTGCAATTTTTGCGGTTTCGGCCGCAAGCCAGACCGCTATCCCTTATGGAATAAACACATCTCTAAGCATCTCCCCCTCTTTCCTCTCCACCAGCCGCAAACCCGCATGAATGCTCGCGATTAACCGGAGAGACAGGCTCTCTCCACCTAAATAGCCCTCTCCACATGACCACACTCACACCATCTCAGGCAGCTGTTGCCGAGCAGATCTTCGGCTATTGCTCTCCCGACTCCCCACACTTCCTGGCAACGCTCTCAGGCTATGCCGGCGTGGGCAAGACCACCGTGGTGGCTCACGTCGTGCAGAAGCTGTGCGAACGATTCGCCCGGATCGTGGTGCTGGCCCCGACGCACAAGGCCCTGTCGGTTCTGTCCGAGAAGCTCGGCGATGTCGAGACGGCCACGGCTACGCTGCAGTCAGCCCTGGCGCTCAAGGTCAAGGACATGCCTGACGGCCAGCAGGAAACCGAGGACACCGGAGAGCCGGGATCGCTGCGCGAGTACACGCTGGCCATCGTCGACGAGGCATCAATGGTCAGCGCCGGCATGTTCGCCACCGCGCTGCACAAGCGCGGCCGGTGCAAGCTGCTGTTCGTCGGCGACCCCGCCCAGCTTCCGCCGGTCGACCAGTCCAAGGCGGAACGCGGCGCCGGCAGCAGGGAGCAGCTGCAGCTGAGCCCCGCCTTCGGCGATCAGGTGGGGCTGCACTGGCGGCTGACGGAGGTGGTCCGCCAGGCCCAGGAGAACCCCATCATCCGCCTGGCGACCGCCGCCCGGCAGTGCATCGAGCTGGGTACAGAGTTCAGCCTGCAGGTGATGAGCCGCGAGCTTCGCTGGGGCGACGAAGACTTCCTGGCCATCCAGCCTGGAGGCATCGCAGAAGTGTCGCGCCTGGTGGCCGACGCCATCCAGCACGGCCAGGACACCCGCGCCCTGGCCTTGGACAACAACAGCGTGCAGGCCATCAACGCCAACGTGCATGCGATGGTCTACCCAGGCCAGGGCGACTACCCCAAGGGAACGTTGCTGATCGCGCAGGACGGCTTCAACGCCTGGCTCCCAGAATCCATCGGCATGCCGAAGTGGCAGAAGGCATCCGTACGCAACTCGGCGCTGCTGACGGTGGTGGACTGCGCCGATGAGCGACACCCTGCAGAGACGTCGAGGCCCGCCTACAAGCTGACGCTGGAGGCCGACGGCGGCGCGCAGGTCGTGTGCTGGGTGGCCGTCGACCAGCGCCAGTGGCAGGCCGACATCAGTGCGCACTTTGCCGAGTACCGCATGCTGAAGCTGCGCGAGCGCCAGGCTGTCGGCGGCGAGGCCCGTGCCCTGCGGGAACAAGCCAGCGATGAGTCGGCTTCAGGATGGGCGCTGAAGGCCCGCTTCGCGCCGCTGCGCTACGCCTACGCCATGACCGTGCACAAGAGCCAGGGCAGCACCTTCGACGCCGTGGTGCTGGACTGGGGCAGCTTCCAGAAGAGCCGCGACGTGCAGCTGCGCAACCGCCTGGCCTACGTCGCCCTGACCCGTACCCGAAAGTTTGCCGTGGTGTGCGCATGAACCTCACTTTCCCCTGGCCACCCTCGGCCCTCAACCCCAACACCCGCCACGCCCACTGGTCCACCCTCGCGCGCGCCAAGAAGCGCTACCGCGCCGCCTGCGCCCTCCAGGCCCGCGCTCAGGGCGCTCACCGCATCCACGCCAGCCGCCTGGCCGTCTCTCTGCTCTTCGTCCCCCCAGACCGCCGCCCACGCGACCTCGACAACTGCATCAGCTCCATGAAGGCCGGCCTCGACGGCCTGGCCGACGTCATCGGCGTCGACGACTCCAACTGGCAGCTCCTCGCCGAGCTCGATCGCTTCGGCACCATCGGCGGCCTCGTCCGCGTGGAGGTCAGGCCGTGCCTGCCATGACGCCCAAGCAGCAGCGGTTCGTCGAGGAGTACCTGGTCGACCTGAACGCCAGTGCCGCTGCGCGGAGGGCGGGGTACAGCAGCAAGCGTGCTGATGCCATCGGCCATGAGAACCTGGGGAAACCTGAGATCTCCTCCGCCATCGCTGCTGCTCAAGCCGCCCGTGCCCAGCGGACCCAGATCGACGCCGACTGGGTGCTGCGCCGCCTGGCCGCGCTGGCCGACGCGGACGTGGCAGACCTGTACGGCCCAGACGGTGGTCTGAAGCCTGCCACTGAATGGCCTGAGGTCTGGCGCAAGACCCTGATCCAGGGACTGAAGACGGTGACCGTCGGCAACACGGAAGTGGGCTTCGGACAGGTCACCGAGGCCAAGCTGGCTGATCGCCTGAAGGTGCTCGAGCTGATCGGTCGCCACGTCACCGTGGGGGCGTGGCGCGACAAGCTCGAGCATGTTGGGCCCGACGGCGGCCCACTGCAAGCCGTCTCCCGCATCGAGATCGTGGCCAAGGCGCTGCCAGCCGATGGCAACCGCAACCGTTGAGCTGCCACCCAAGCTGGTGGAGCTGTTCGCGCAACCGCGCGGCGCCCTCAGCTACCGCTGCGCATACGGCGGCCGAGGCAGTGGCAAGAGCTACGGCTTCGCGCTGATGGCCGCGATCTGGGGCTTCGCCGAACCACTGCGCGTGCTTTGCACACGCGACCTGCAGGTCAGCATCAAGGAGAGCTTCCACGCCGAGCTCAAGGCCGCCATCGGCGCGCACCCGTGGCTGGCCGCGCACTACGATGTCGGCGTCGACTACCTGAAGGGACGCAACGGCACCGAATTCCTGTTCCGCGGCCTGCGCAACAACGTCCAGGCGGTCAAGTCCACCGCCAAGATCGACCTCACCATCGTGGAGGAGGCCGAAGACGTCCCTGAAGCCTCCTGGATCGCGCTGGAACCCACCGTGTTCCGTCAGCCGCGCGCCGAGATGTGGGCGATCTGGAATCCGCGGCTGGAAGGCTCGCCCGTGGACGTGCGCTTCCGGCGGCAGCTTCCCGAGCAAGCCATGGCCGTCGAGATGAACTGGTGGGACAACCCGTTCTTCCCTCCCGAGCTCGACGCGCTGCGCCGCCTGGACGAGCAGCGCATGGATCCGGCGACCTACGCCCATGTCTGGGAAGGCGCCTATCTGGTCAACAGCGACGCGCAGGTGCTGGCCGGCAAGGTGCGCGTGGCCGAGTTCACCGCCGGCGGCGACGGCTGGGACGGTCCGTACCACGGCCTGGACTTCGGCTTCGCGCAGGACCCGACTGCGGCCGTGCGCTGCTGGGTGCGCGAAGGTCGGCTGTGGGTCGACGCCGAGGCCGGGGCCATCGCCCTGGAGATCGACGCGACGGCCACGCACGTTAAGGAGCGCATCGACGGCATCGAGCGCTACGTCGTGCGAGCCGACAGTTCCCGGCCGGAGTCGATCAGCTACCTGCAGCGGCACGGCTTGCCTCGGTGCATCGGCGTGGACAAGTGGCAGGGCAGCGTCGAGGACGGCATCGCGCACCTGCGCAGCTACGCCGAAATCGTCGTGCATCCGCGGTGCCGGCGGACGATCGAAGAGACCCGCCTGTGGTCATACCGCGTCGATCGCCTCACGGGGGACGTGCTGCCGCAGGTGGTCGACGCGCACAACCACTGGATGGACGCCCTGCGCTACGCGCTGGCCCCGTTGGTCAAGCGCCGCACCGGGATGGCGGTGGGCATGACGGTGGCTGGCCTGTGAAGCGCGCTCGCAGCCTCGACGGGCCGACGCCGCTGCAGTGGCTGCTGCGCGAGATCGAGCTCATGCCGGGATGCTCCATCACCAAGGCCAGCATCATGACCAAGCTGCGCGCAGCGGCCGGGCAGCGCCTGTATCTCGCGCGCCGCGAGCTGGTGTCGCCTTACCGCGTGTCACAGGCCGTGCAGCTGCTCGACACCGGCATGGCCCGGCAAGAGGCGCGCTCTCGCGTTGAGCAGCGCTTCGGCGTCAGCCGCGTCACGGCTTGCAGGATCGTCGCCAGGGCGATCCTCATGCGCGCATCGTCAGCCAGTGCGCCTGCAGCCACGCGCGGCCTGCAGCTCGAGCTGGTCATGGACGACGAGGATTGAGCCGTGGCGGCTGAGCGGTCCACACCACAGCAGCGCCGCATCCGCGCGCTGGATGCACGTGCCCGAGCGGTGCAGCGCGCGAGCGAAGCGCAGATCGAAGCCCTGGCCCGCGCGGCGTTCGCGAGGTTCTGGAAGGCGCTGCTCGCCGACCCGGCCGCCGATGTGGCGCAGGCCATTCGTGCTGCGCAGGTCGAGTTCGGCGGCGACTTCGCAGAGCGCCTGGCCAGGGCGTTCTCCGAGCTGCTGCAGCGATCGGTCGGAACAGCCGATGTGCGGGCCATGCCCGTTGGCGAGATCACGTTGTCGAGCCACCTGTGGCGGCACGCGCGCCAGGTGCAGGGGGAGGTCACGGCCATCGTGCGCTCGCATGCCGCAGGGATCCAGCAGGCGCGAGACCTGGCCCTGCGGCTCTACGACGGGTACAACCCTGGCGACGGCATCCGTAGGCCTCTGCACGGCGCGGCCAGGACGCATCTGCCGCGGGCGCTGCGAGCGCTGACGACGGACTACGAGGCCCGGGAAGAGCTGGCCCGCCTGGTCGACCGCGGGCAGCGCGAGGCGGCTCGCCTGAAGTCCCAGGCGCTGCGCGCTGCGTACACCGAGGCCTTCGACACCTGGAAGGAGGGGGCAGCGAAAGGCGCGCTGCAACGCAGGCTGGACATCGCCGTGAGGGAGAAGAACCGCACCTACGCCCAGCGCATCGCCTTGACCGAGCTGGCCCGCGCTCATCAGGACGAGGTGGCCGCCGAGATGCTGGCCGACAGCACCATCGAGGTCGTGCAGGTCCGGCTGAATCCGCGCCATCCGCTGCCCGACATCTGCGACCTGCGCGCCACCGCTGACCTGTACGGCCTTGGACCTGGCTGCTACCCGAAGGCGAAGGCGCCGAAGCCTCCGTTCCATCCCTACTGCTGGTGCCGCCTGTCGAGCCGCCCGGACCTGTCGCTGCGTGACGCAAGCTTCAGCGCAGATCCCGCGGCGCGTGCTCGCGAGTTTCTTCGACGCCTGCCGCCTGCCGAGGCTGCGCGCGTGCTCGGCAGCCGGGATCGGCTGCAGCGGGCGCTCAATGGGGCGGACCCGGTGGCGGTGTTCGACGAGGGGGTGTCGGCGCGGTATCGGACGCGGCGGGTTGGTGATGCAGCGCTGGACAATGGCCCGATGCCATCAGCTTACGAGACAGCGAAGGCCGGCGGGAAACACCACGGGTTGCTCGACCAGCTCGCAGCCATGGGGTACAGGCAACGCCAGAAGTCAGTCCGGTCATACCAGGAGCAGGTTGACCTTCACCTTGACAAGATCGCCCACCCGGAGAAACATGTACCCGGATGGGCCGGGCTTCGCGCGTCGCATCAAGCGAGCATCCTGCGCGAGTGGCGCAAGGAAGTCTTGGATCACCAACAACAGATCGAGATCATCAAAGGGTACGAAGATGAGCACCAGTGACACCAACGTCGAAGCCGCGGCGCTTGCGTGCCTGGCTGAAACTGTCGAGCAGCTGATCGAGGAAGGCACTGCGAAGGCTGGCACCGAGGACGGCCTGTTCGCTTATGCGCTGCTGAATCGGTTGCGGAACAACGCGCAGGCCCTTGGGGTACCGCTCGGTGCCATAGGCCTGGAGCGGTTCGATGTCGATTCGCTGCTGAGCCCGCGTTCGCCAGAGAAGCAGGCTGCCTGATCAGCCTTCCACCCTCGCCCTGATCGCCATCAGCTTGTAGCCCTCGACGCGGTCCTCGTCGGCGATCGTCTCCAGCACCTGGCCGCGTACGGCATCGCCTTCGATATGCTCGCAGATGGCGGACTCCATCTCGAGGAGCTCTTCGTACTGCCCTTCCAGCCCGGCAGTGAACTCGTGCATCGGCTGGCCGAAGTAGACCAGGCACTCGGTCGCCCTGGTCGCGATCAGGCCGCCGGCCAAGATGCGGCTCGGCACGATGCGGATCATCGGGTAGTCGTCCGGCTTCAGGTTGGCCTCCAGGCCGATGCGGCATGTCGCCACGCCTGCAATGCCTGCCAGCGTGTCGCGCAGGGCGACGAGGGTTGGGTAGACACTGTTCATGAGCGCTGCAGCTCCACGGTGTAGATGCTGGCTCCGCCAGAGGGCGCGTTCCCGGCTTCCGCCTCCGCGGCAGCCTGGGCCGCCTTGGCCTGCGGCAGCGTGGCGTCGAACTCCTTGCGGTAGACGGCCAGCTTGGCAGTGAAGAGGTCCTCCGGCGCGCGCTGGCTGTCCAGGCAGGTCAGGATGTAGGTACGCAGCACGACCAGGCGGGCCGCCCACGCAGCAGGGAACGAGCCCAGTGCGTCGACGTCGGCGACGGCCCGTTCCTCGGTCGGCCCGGTGACGAGCGGCCCCAGGTACTGGTCGTGGTAGGTGTGGGTCAGCGGCATGGGTCAGCCTCCTTGGGCAAGCAGCGCTGCGACACGCTGGCTGAAGATGATGGGAGCCTCGCGCGCGGCGCGCACGAGCCACGGGTCGGCCTTGGTGCCGGGATGCCGCACCTTCTTCGCGAAGCGGAATGCGCCGCCGGATGCCCAGCGCAGCGCGCGCTTCTGACGAGGCCGGATGTCGTGCGGCCTGGTGCCCCAGTGCACGAACACCGCGTGCGGCGCCACGCGTGGGTCGTGGCCAATCTCCCAGCCGTCGACGATCCGGCGCTTGTAGATGCTCCTGACGAGCCGCCCCGACTGGTTATGACGAGCGGCCTCGCGCTCGATGATGTGCTCGACGGCCACGGCAGTGCCGGCCAGCGCGCGCTCGTGGACCGTTGACCAGGCCTTGAAGGTGCGGCGCGCCTGCTCGACGCCGTCGATCGAGACGCTCAGCTTCATGGGGCGAGCCTCACCACCGGCATGAGGCCGGCCGCGACCAGCACGCGCCCGCTGGACATGGTGGCCACGCAGCGCAGCAGGTAGGTCACGCCGGCCAGGCCGCCGGACACCGACTGCAGCGCGGTAGCTGCGGTGGGCGTTGGGCTGCCGAGCAGGATGGACGCAGGGTCTTCGTCTTCGCCGTGGTACACCTCGGCCGTGACGACGGCGGAGGACACGGTCTCGCCTGACTGCGCGGCACGCGTGAAGTCGAAGGTGACGACGTCGGTCTCGTCGACGTCCTTGGGCTCGATGGTCTCGATGCGGCGGCTGTGCGTCATGGTCCGTGTCCTTGCGTGCGGATGCGGCGCGCGTTCGAGCCGCCGATGATGGTGCGATCGACCCCAGCCACGTCGAAAGTGCGGCCGATCGCGCCCGTGGTGATGCGTCTGCGCCCAGAGATGACGATCTGGTCGCGGATCGAGCCGGCTGACACGCCGACGATCGTTCCAAGCGTCACGGCTCCAGAGCCAATCACGTCAACGCGCCCGACGCCCGTGGCGCCGAACGCGCCGAGCTCCAGGCTGGACGAGCCGGATACGTGCACCGAACCGGCTCCAGACTGCTGGAACGAGGCCAGTGCGCCCGAGCCGTAGCCGAAGAGTCCGCTGCCGCCAGTCGCCGAGCTCGACAGCGGCCCCAGCTCGAGGGTGCTCGAGCCAGTGATCCTGACGGAGCCAGTGGCAACGGCGGCGACTTCGCTGAGCGCGGCTTCTCCGGCCCCGCTCGCGAGAATGGCTCCGGTCGATGTCGAGATGACGGCGGAGAGGGTCGCGTGCCCTTCACCGATGCGTGCAGATCCTCCGGCGGCCGTGGACTCCACAGCCCCGAGCGCGCAGGCTGACTCGCCAACCACCAGCACGGCGCCTGCAGACGAGTGCTCGATCCCGCTCAGCGCGCCGGCGCCGTCCCCTTGGACGCTGACTTGCGCGGCGGAGGATCCCGACAGAGGATCCAGCGCAGCGCTGGCCTGGCCGATGATGGGCGGGTAGCCGACGAGTCCGACCGCGCTGCCGGCGACATCTCCCAGCGTGGCGCTCGAGCTGCCGACCAGGTCGACAACCCCTGCAGCCGCCGACCCAACAGCCGCAGCGGCTGTGCCTGCGCGCGCGGCGGACTGGCTGACCGCTGTCTTGACGCCAGACGCCGCGCCGATGGTCGCGGCCCTGCCGGCGATGTCTGCGGCGCTCGCCTTGCGGCCCGCGACTGCCGCGGCGGTGCCGGCACGTGACGCAGTGGTGCCCGCGTGCGCGACGACGGGCGGCGCGGGTGACTCGCCCCAGGCGAGTTCAGACCAGGTGCCGGAGCCGATGGTCATGGGTCATCCTTACAGATCACCTACCCATCGACGCATTTCGAAGCCCAAGACCTCAAACGTACCGCTGCCAGCGGCCCCTGTCGTCAGGTCGACGCGCGCGAACAAACTGGCGTTGCCAGAACCACCATACGGCCGAATGACTATCGGAGGAGTGAGCAGGTACAACTCCAGGTCTTGGTCTGGCGTGATGTCGGTTGCGGCGGAAACAGCAAGGCACGTAGCCGTCACAGCATCAACCCCGTTGTTTTCCACGCATCGTAGATTGATGTTTCGCAGCGCTTGCACGTTCGCCAGCCGCACCCTTGCTCGCGCCTGCACATACATTCCAATCTCGACGCTGGCAGAGCTCCAAGCGCCACTGGCCAAAAGGTCGTCATACAGATAGTGAGTAGCGTTTGCCGCCAATGCGCACACAGCGGATGCCCGCGCCTGTCCGTTCGGCAGCGCCCAACTGCCCTTGCTCCACGAGCCTCCCGCAGTGGCCATCCCGGACGGCGCTGTGGTGCCTCCCTGAAGCAAAGGATTCGGCGACGCAAACAGCACGCCATGCTGGTTGTACGTGCCGTCGGCAATATCTGCCTGTTGCGTCGCAAGGCTCAGCGCTGGCCTAATCCCGCGCGAGCTGTAGTAGTCGGCATACGCTTTGCCCAGCCAGAACGCGCCTTGGTCAGTTGGGTGCAAAACACCAGCGTCCATGAATTGCGTGAGAGCGTTGCCAAAGGCTGTCGCATTGTTGGCCACCGCATGCCCTGCGTTGACAAACTCAAGGCCGCCGCGGGTATAAGCAAACCATTGACCCCACTCATTGAGCGCCATGTTGACACGCTTGGCGTTTGTCAACGACGCATCGTTCCCGCGCGGCAACACCCCTGGCCACACCGGAGTTATACCGTTATCTAGACAGGCTTCGAAAAGGATTTGCAGGTTGTTTTTAATCGAATTGATCGGCGTACCGCTGTTTGTGTCGTTTGTCCCGGCGCTCCAAAAGCATTTGCGAAAAGGGGTTTGTGAGTGCTGCGACAAAAGCGCCGGCAGTTGATTTGTCACCATCACGCCTGTATCGGTACCGTTGACAGCGAAATTGCCGTTCAGTGGCAAATACCACGGGTATCCTAAACGAGCGAGCATCCAGTTGATCGGGCCAGCAGCCGAATGCGAGAGACTGGTGTATGCGTTCTGCTGCGCGATCGAGTCACCGCCAAGTGCAATCCGCCCTTGCTGCGAATTACTCCGTAATAGGCCGCGCAGCGCATTTCCCTGACTCGCCGGCGCCACCACCGACACCGTGGCCGCGCTGCTCAGGCTGAGGCGGCTGCCCGTGGTGCTCGACTCGACCGTGCCGCGGGCCAGCGTGCCGGCCGTCGAGTTGTAGAGGCAGCCNNTCGACCGAGAACGTCTTGCCGTTCAGCGCGACCCCGTCGACCGTGGCAGCCAGCGCCCGGAAGCTGGTAGCCGCCGCGCCGAGCGTGATCGTGCCCGTGCCGGGCGTGCCGGCAACGGCTTGGCGGATGTGGTTGATGGCGGTGTCAGGCATGCAGATCGCTCCCAGGCGGGCTCAGGCAGTACGGTGCTGGCTCAGACGGTGGCCCCCAGCGAGCTGCCGGCGTTGACCGTGTACGTGCCCTGGGCCCCGTAGGTCTCCGGCACGATGGCAGCCACCACGCAGCGCGCGGCGGGCTCGGCCGTGAGATCGATGGCGGCACCGCCGGCGGTTGCCGCCACCTTGAACGTGTCGGTGGCAGCGTCGCGGACGAAGTACACCGTGCCCTCGACCAGGCCGCCGGGTGGCGTGCCGCCGATGAACACGATGCGGCCGCCGTTGGCCTGGCCATGGGCCGGCGCCTTGACGGTGTCCGCGGCCAGGTCGACGGAGAACTCCATCTCGCTGCCGTTGGCCGGTTCCATGCCGAGGAACGTGCCGCCGCTGATGGCCGTCCAGCGGCCGACGAACGCCACGGTCGAGCCGGCCGGCACGTCGAACACGGCGTTGGCCGACTGGGCCTTGGCGCCGCCGCTGGGCGCACCGTAGGACACCGCCTTGCGGGCGTAGGCCGGCGAGCCTCCGGTGAGCTCGTTCGCACCGGTCGTGCTGTAGGCGCTGTGCAGGCTGAGGTGCGTCGTGCCCTCGGCGGCGATCATGAGGTTGCGGGCTGCATCGGTGAACATGCGGTGGACTCCTGGTGTGACGGGTCATCCCCAGCGCTGGGCGAAGCCGCGGCCTGGGCGTTTCAGAGGTGACGGTTTGCGCCGCGCGGCCACGAGCTGCTGCAGCATCTGGTTCGTGTCCGCTGCGGCCGGTTCGGCCTCGGCGTGCGTGTCGCCGGAGCTGTCCGGCATCTCGTGCGGCGCTCCGCCTCTGGCATCTTGCGCAGCGCTCTCAGCTCTGGGTAGGTGCGAACCATCCGAGCGCCGCCAATCGTGGTGAATGAACCGAGAGACTGCCACGGCTGCCCGGCGCCAGTACGCCCCTGCACATCGACGCGAGCGATGGACTGCTCGGAGTCGTCGCGCCGGCCGAGCCCCGCACCCTTGGATGTCGAGCGCGGCATGACAACGCGCACGCCAGTGATGGGCGTGGCGGGGACTGCCTGGGGCCCGAAGGTCCGCGACGCCCATCACT